TTCCCTCTCCCACCGTCAATACCTTGCCTATATCTGAGGAGGAGTAGGAGGGGAGGGAGGAGGAGCCGTTCTCGGCGATCTGGTTCAGGAAGTATTCCTCCGCGGTTCTCGGCTTCATCGTGGTGTCAGCGTTCGCGTCTCCTGCGATTTTCGCGAGAAAGTTCTGTTCTCTTGTCTTCGGTTTCATAATTGCCTCCGTCTTCATAATTTTCCTGCGGCCTTGAGCTTCTCGACCTTCGCCTTGATATAGCTGTTGCCGCCGATTGACTTGTAATGCTCGAACTGCTCATGGAACCGTTCAAGCTCGATCTGATCATGTTCCTGCCCGCGCTCCGTCTCAGCGAGGAACGTGACGAGGAAGTTTTTGCAGTTCTCCCTGTCCACGCTCTCGATCTGCTTCACGACAGGCTCGAGCAGTTTCCCGACTGCTTTGTTCACCCCGCGGATGATTGCCGCGATACTGCCGCCGAGAGCGACCGCGAAGGCCGCCCATCGGGCAAGGTCACCAAGTGTTATTTGCTCCATATCTCTCTCCTTTACGCAATGCGTTGCACCTTCAAGACGCACGTATTTTTAACGCCTGACCCTGCCGCCTTCACCCACATCCCGATTGTTGTGTTTGCTTCGTAGATGTAAACAATCGCGCCGCAATGTATTCCGCCACAGTTAGCACCAGACGGGAATGTATAATTCTCATTGACTGCAATCATGTCCTCATCTGTGTTTCCCATATATGTGCCGCAAACAAGCATGACTCCTCTTGCGCGGGTTTGGTTAGATACTTGAACGCCAGTCACCGCATAAAGGCCAATCGGCAGGTTTTGGATTGATGTCGCAAATGTCCACGAGGTACTCATTGTCACGCTCGCGGATGATGTAAGAGGGCTTGCCCAATAATTGACTGTTTCCGCACCGCTCGAGTTGTAGAAGTGAAGACCATCGGTCAACAGTCTCGCCCTTTCGACCGCGTTTGTGTCGGATAGCTGAAGACTGCCGCCTGACGCGAACGCCGCGCCGGATAGCTTAGCCGTTTGCTTCTCCGCGGAGGTATAGAGCATGATGTCGCCGTATTCGAGGTATGTGCGTTTCTTGCCGTTGGCATCGTATTGCCAGAGTTTTCCCGCGCCGTCTATCTTCGTTCGGAGTGTCGGCGTTGAGTCATAGAGAAAAATCTCGCCGTTCGGCCCGATGTGCGTCCGTTCTGTTCCGTTTGCATCGTACTGATAAAGGTTGCCGGCGTTGTCAATTCTTTGCCTGACTGTTCCGTCTGTAGTGCGGAAAACAATTACCCCACTTTCGAGGGTGAAAATATCCACGTTCGGGTTTGCCGCGTAGTTTGTTTGATAAATCCTTCCGTAGCCGACAGAGATACTATACCCGCTTATAAAGTTAGTTGATGACAAGCCGCCGGACGACAGCGCTGATTCCACCGCAATCTGTGAATCTGGACGAGCGTCATATCTTAGCTTTATAACGTCAAAACTCGCCCCGGTTGTGTTGATATTTATCGACCCGTTCGTGATCGTGAATGCGCCCGTGTCGAGGTTCCACGAGTTTTTGCCTTGTGAGTCCTGAAGGATGCCCGCGCGGATCACGTTCGCGTTCAGAGTTCCCGCCGTGATGAAGTCGGCAACGATTGCGCCGTTCTGAGTGATGGCAAGTGTGTACGGCCCGTTGTAGCCCGTCGAGGAGTGCCCGAAGCCGCCGTTGTTCCAGCGCCAGACGCTGGCTGCCTGAGTTATATCCGGATCGTCAAGGGAGACGATTTCCTGAAGGATGTCGCCGTTGTAGATGAAGCGCATATAGCCCGCGCCGTTGCGGATGAAGTCGGTGGCGTCATCCACCGCCGTTTCAAGGTCGCTCCTGATTTCAGCGAGGGCGTTTTCCGTGTCCTCCTGCTGCTGCACGATGATGGAGGCAAGGTTCTGCTTCACCCGCCCGACTGTGATGGACTTATAGCGTTTCTGTAGCACGTTGTATTCGACCTTGACCGCCCGCGCCGTGGCGTTCACATCAAGCCGCTCATAGTAGACGTGCAGAGTGTCGCCGAGCATGACCCGATCAAGCCCCTCCGTCGTGTCGATGAAGGATATTTTCCACGATGCGGAGACGTTGCCGATGCTGTTGTTCGTGATGTAGTTCTGCGCCCGCGTCCGAAGCTGCGCCTCAGTCGGTGCATCCTCAAAGTCGCCGGAGCAGTCGAGGACGAAGACGCGGTTGCTCACCACGGAGCCGGTCACGGGAACGATTTTCTCCGTCAGGGTGACGAGGGTGTTTGAGTCCTCATCATACCAATACGGGTACACGCCCGAATAGGAGCCTTCGATGCTTGCGTCCTGCTCCATCTCGGTCATGTTCTTGCCGTAGCGGATGGAGACCCCTCTGTCAGACCCGAGCCGCGTCACGAGTGTCGCGTCCGTCCGGTCGAAGTCCCATTCTCCGCCGTAGACATCAAGCAAAGACCCCGCCTGACCGCCGAGCAGTTTCCACAGAGGGCGAGGCTCGGCGATGCTCATCCCAGAGGCCACGGATCGCGTGGTCTGCAAGGTGATCGGCGAGGAAGGAGTGCAGACGGTCGGGATCGTCTGAAACGCCTCGGTCATGCTCCCTGCGGTAAACGGCTCCACGATGATGCCCGCCGTGTCGTAGCAGATATGCCGCGCATAGACGGAGACGATGCCGTTCAGCGGCTTCGTGATCCGGTAGATGCGGAATGGCTGTGCCCCCGTCAAGTCGTCAGGCTCCGCCATGATTATCCTGCCGGAGATGATTTCGTCATAGTGCAGACCGGTCACGGGATAGCTGACAAAAAGTTCATAGATACCGTTAATCTCGTGGGTGACTGTCGCCTCGAGGGCGTCAGGCAGACCGCCGAGGCCGTTTCCTGTATAAGGGTAATTTTCTGCAAGTATCATAATTCCCACCACATCGGTCTGACTCCGATATAATCATAAGCGCCTGTCACGGAGATGGTGTTCTCGCCTTCCGCAAAGACGGGGAAGCCGTTCGAAAGAGTGAAAAGGCTGTTTCTGTTCACGCGGGTGATCGTCACGCCGTCATTGACCTCCTCATAGATGTCCTGTGCTTCGCTGTCGATGGTCACGCCTCCAGCAAGGTCGTCTGTCGCGGTCATCGTATAGATCTTGCCGTTTCCGTCTGTCACCGTGATCTCCATGCCCGCCTCAAATCCTCGGACATACATCGCGGGCTTTGATGCAAATGGTGTCGGGTTCTCGATGGTCAACGCTCCAGCAATAACTCCCTCCTCCTGCTTCCCGCTATTGAGGAACCGCCGCGGATCACAATCGAAGGTCAGTTCAAAGTTCGCGATATTCCCGCGAAAAGGCTCGAACGTGATCCCTCCGATCAGTCTGGCAAGCCGGAAGTGATCGGTGTCATAGTTGTCTTCAAGAGTCGCGTAATTGTTCCGCGGAACGCCGAAGCCGTTGCGGATCTCCTGCTCATGCGCTGAGAAGTTCGTCACGAAGCAGGGATATGTCACTTCGATGTTCTGCCATCTGCCATTGTCCACGAAAAAATCACCGTTCCTTCCGGCGATCTGGAAGGTGGTCACGTCTCTCTCGGGGGCGTTGTGGGTGTTCCGCCCCGTCACGAAAATGCTGTTGTTGTTTGTCGCGAAGCCGTTATACAAAAGCCATCCGGTTTTCACAGTGCCGCCTCCCTTCTCCGCGTGGCGTCGCCTATCTCGTCCATGATGATCTCCGCAAGGTCCTGAATGCTCTGCCCCGCGGCTCCGTAGATGTTTAAGGTCACGCCGCCGTAGTTCTGATTCGTTGTGTTGTTGGTCAGGGGTTGTACGACCGCCCTGCCGTTGTTCATGGTCAGCATCTCAGGGCCGCGCTCACCTACGATTGCCGTGCCGGAGGAAAGAATGCCGCCCTGTGCAAGGTATGCGATCTTGCCGATCTCCTTCAGGTTGAAGCCGAACCTTTTCCCGCCGATCACCGGCACCCAGTCGGGCACGTCAAAGCCGATCTTGTTGATGCCTCTGATCAGGAAGTTCAGACCGTCAATGAGTCCGTTAAGAATCCCGATAATCAGGTTAAGAGGAGCCTTCGCGATGGCAAGTAATCCGTCAAAGATGCCCTTGAAGATTGTTTTCACGCCTTCCCATGCCTTTTTCCAGTTGCCTGAGAAAACGCCCTGAACGAAGTCGATCACGCCTGTGAAAATCTTCTTTATGCTGTCCCAGATCCCCTTCAGCGTAGCGAAAAATGCGTTGAGGATGTTCCCAAGGACTCCGAACTGCTGCGTCCAGTCCTTCGTGAAGATGTTCTTCAGGAACTGGTCGACCTTGTTCAGGATCTCCTTGATCTGGTCGCCTTTGGTGGCGATCAGGGTCACAAGGCCAACGATCGCAGCGATCAGGAGAACGATCGGGTTCGAGATCAGGAACTGGATCGCGCTCGTCACGCCTCCGATCGCTCCGGTGATTCCGGATATTATCGACGCCAGGGGAGAGATAGCTGCCACCACGAGCGCTATCGTCAGGATGGTGTTGAGCGTATCGGAATCGAGCGTTCCGAGCCAGGTCACGAGCTCGCCTATTTTCTCAACGATCAGTTCAATGGTCGGGGCAAGGTTCTCGAGCAGCGTCGCACCGACCTCGGCCAACGTGGCCGTGGATCTCGCCTTCAGCTCGTCGATCTTGTCTCCGGTGTCGGTCAGTTTTCCAATAGTGTCCTCGGAGAGGATAAGGCCGAGCTCCTGCGCTCTGGTGCCGTATTCCTGGAGGCCAACACCGCCGTCGTCGATGATGGTGGCCAGAGTGTCCGCAGACTTCCCGAAGAGATCCATCGCCGCCAGGTCGCGCTCAGTCTCGTCGGAGATCTGAGACAGCGCACCAAGCGAGGAGTAAAAGACTTCCTCAATGCTCCTGTATGAGCCGTCTGCGTTCTGGACTGCAATGCCTAAAGCCTCGAACTTCTCCGGCGCGTCGCCGATGTTCTTCTTCATCTTCGAGACGGCGCCGGCCAGCTCCTCGGTGGAGACGTCCACCATGTCGGAGGCATAGGCGAACTTCTGGAGCATGTCCGTGGAAAGGCCGGTCCTGGCGGAAAGCGTTGCCAGGTCGTCCGCAGTCTTGATCGCGCTGCCGCCGGCACCCAGTAGACCGCCTGCCACAGCTGCGCCGCCGGCTGAGAGGCCTTTCGTCGCCTTTGCAATGTTTCCGGCAGCTGAGGAGACTTTCTCCGAGGCAGCCTTTACCTTGTCAAAAGCAGATCCGGTCTTCTCGGCCTCTTTCGTCAGGTTCTTCAGGCTGTTCTCGGTCTCGATGATCTCCCTCTGCAAAGCCTGATACTGCTCGGAGTTCTTGTCGATGCCGTTCGCATCCATGTTCTCCTGGGCCTTCTTCAGCGTGTCCAGTTTGTCTCCTGTCTCGCTGATCGCCTTCCCAAGGAGCTCCTGTTTCTGTCTCAGTAGGTCAGTGTTGCCAGGGTCCAGTTTCAGGAGCTTCTCGACGTCCTTGAGTTGTGATTGAGTGTTCTTGATCTCCTTGTTCGCTTCGCTCAAGGACTTAGTGAGTCCTGAAGTGTCGCCGTTCAGTTCGATCGTTACACCGCGTATCTTTCCTGCCATTTAATTCACCCAAAAAAGGAGTCAATGTCCGCCTGAGTCGCCTCGTACGGATATTCCTCCCTGTCGTTTGCTTCTTCCGTGAGCATGTCATACACCATGCCCATTGTCATGTTTGAAAGAGCCTCATCGGACAGTCCGAAGTGGGCGCATCTCAACATGAAGATCGCGCCGTTAGGCTCCCGGACTGTTGCCCTTATTTTTTTTTCGGGACCGATGTGGTCTTGTTGTTAATGTTCCACATGTCGAGGATGGTCGGCAGCGCCTCATAAACGGAGAACACTC